GGAGAGTTTAGTGAGAACCCAGCATATAGAAGACCACCAAAAGAAGGATTTACAATACCAGAAAAAGACCCATTTGATCCACTAGGCGGAGCGTAGGAGGATAAATGGCAGAAGAATTTCTACCACTAACACAAACAGAAAGAGACAACGATACATCATGGTATACATCTGTAGCAGCAGGTATTGCGTCAGGTATAATTAAAGTACCTGAAGGAGTCTTTTCATTAGCAGCAGAACTTATTGATCTTGGTGCAGATACAAATACAGCAGCCAGTGTAGATCAATTTTTTGATAAATTAAATCCATTTGAAGAAGTTGCAGAAGAAAATGCATTAGGAAAACTTACTGAAGCATTAATTCAAGTAGGAGTTCCAGGTACAATAGGATTCAAAGCAGCTAATAAACTTGCAAGAAACATGACAGCAAGAGCAATTAAAGCTAAACGTACAAATGCTTTTGCTAGTTTTAAAAACAAAGCAGATAGAGCTAAGTTAAGTAGTGCTTTAGATAAAGCAAAAGAATTAAATACAAAAGCAAAGTATCCAAGATTTGCTGTAGGTATTATGGGTGGTGCAGCCGGTGAAGCTTTTGTTGCTGATGTAGAAAAGATAGGAACATTTGGAGATATGTTCGAAGGTGGTCCTACACAGTTAGATCGAGACGAAGGTTATGGTAGAGAAGAAGCTTCTAGAAGATTAGTTAACAGATTAAAATTTGGAGCTGAGTCTATTGCATTTACACCTTTTGTTTATGGTGTAGGTAAGAGCGCCAAGCTTCTGGCATCAAGAGGCAAAGATCTAGCTTATAGCGATTCTAGATTTGCAAGATGGTTAGACAAATATGTTAGAGCTCCATTCAGTCCTAGAGGTGGATTAACAGAAGAATTATTTAACGAAGAAAAAGTTAAGCAAGCATTACAAGCCTCTGATCAAAACAGAGCAAAAGAAATTGTAGATAACATTACAAAAGAAGTAGACAGCATTTATCCAGACGCAGAAAATCTTATTGGTAAAGCAGGAAAAGCAGAAAAAACAAAATTTTTAACAGGGCTCAACGAAGCTTTGTTTAGTGGTAATATTAGAAAACCTTTGAACAAAGATGCACTAGATGATTTGATTGATCAGTTTGATAATTTAAATATATCTGCAGAAAGCAAAGGTAACCTAGTTGGTGGTATTAATAATGCTAGAGAAGAGTTTGTGAAACTAATAGATATATTAGACGCAAACGCTCAAGGGACTAAACTAAATAAAGGTGTTTCTGATTTACAAACGTTATTAAAAGATAGAGTTTCTAACTGGATAGGTGGTACGTACAGGATATTTGAAGAACCAAGAAAAGGTTTCTCTACAATATTTAACAGATACACACCAACAGATGAAGCAAAAGAATCAGCTATAAGATTTTTTAGAGAACAGATAGCAAAAGAAGCTGGTGATACAGGTTTTGATGTAGCAACTAGTGATAAATATTTTAGAGAAGCAAAAGTACAAGTTGAAAGTTTATTAAATGCTGTTCGAAATAAAGGTAAACCTAAAGCTCTTGGTTTTAACGATTATATAAATAAAACTATGGAAGGTAGACCAGGTTCAGATTTTGTAAAACAAGTTATTGATGACACTGCATTACCACCAAAAGAAATTAGAGAATTACTTGGTGAAGTAACAGACCCAAGATATTCTGTTTATAATGCGATAACAAATTTATCTGGTGTTGCAAGAACAACAGCTTATCTAGGTAGTGTGGTTGCAAAAAACGATGAGATACAAAAAGCAGGGGGTAGAGGATTTTTCTGGGCTAGTGAAGAAGCAGGTGAACAAGCGTTAAGATCTAATACTACAGGCATAAGAATGGTTCCTGTTGATGACATTGTAAAAGAATTACCTGGATCAGGTAAATTTGTAAACCCTGCGGCAGGTAAATTTACAACAGTTGAGATAGCAGAGGCTTTAAAAAATGCAAACAACATAGCAGGTGGTCTTCAAGGTTTTGTAAGAGGTGAGGGTAAAGAAGGAGCAGAAGCTGTTGTTAGTTGGATGTATAGAAATTTATTATTATTTCCAAAAGGGGTATCACAGTTAGCTAAGACTGTGTTTTCTATACCTACACACTTACGTAATATGTTTAGTGCGTTTGGTTTTGCAGGTGCTAATGGTACATTGTTTGATCCTGAGTTTTATACAAATGCATTCAAAGAAGGTATTGAAACATCTGGTTTATTAAAAGCTGGTGCACCGGGCGCTAAAGCACAAGAAGCCTACAGAGAATTATTAGAATTAGGAGTTGTAAACTCACAGGTACAGATAGCAGATTTAAAAGCGTTGCTAACAGATGTACGATTAGGTCAACAGGTTGCAAACATAGATACAACAGTCAGTCCTTTTATGAATACCATGAGAAAAGTAAGAGACTTTGCTCAGGGTAAGTACGTTGCTGAGGATGATACATTTAAGATTGCAAACTATGTAGTCGAATTAAAAAGATTAAAAAACTACAGAGCACAAGGTAGACCAGTAAATAGAAATGTAATTAATCTACCTGAGTCAGAGTTAAATATAAAATTTAACAGAGCAAAACAAAATGGATTCAAAGGAACTTATGATGATTTCTTAGATGACTTTGCATTAAAAACAGAGGCAGCTAACATAGTTAAAAATACTGTGCCTAATTATGCTTTTGTTGGTTCTGCTGTTAGAACAGCAAGATTATTACCAATTGGTAATTTTATGTCGTTTCCATCTGAAATGATTAGAACAACTACAAATATTGTTGAACAAGGTTTAAATGAACTAAGACACGTACCAGCTCCAGGTGTTAGAATTAAAGGAAGCAATATAGGTTCAACCGTTACAGAAGTATTAGAAGACGGAACAGAAAGAGTAGTTGCAAATAATGCTATAACAACAGGTACATATAAGACAGGTCTTACAAGATTGTTAGGAATGGCAACCTTTACAACAGGTATACCAATAGTTTTAACTGAAGGAGCAATGGCTTTATATGATGTAACACAAGATGAAATGGATGCATTAAGAAGATTTGTACCTGAGTGGTCAAAAAATTCTACACTGATACCTATCAAAGATGAAGATGGTGAATTAAGATACATAGATTTTAGTCACAGTAATGCGTATGATATAATCGGTAGACCTCTACGAACTGTAGTTAATCAAATACAAGAAGGTGATTTAACAGAAGAACAACTGCTTACAGGTTTTGTAAATGGTGTTACAGAAGCTAGTGCAGAAATAATGAATCCATTTATAGCTGAATCTATTTGGACAGAAGCAACGGCAGATTTAATTATTAGAGGTGGTAGAACTGCAGATGGTAGACAACTATACACAGAACAAACATCAGCTGGTGATAAAGCTGCCATAAGATTTTTACATTTAGGAAACGCATTAGCACCATCATACAAACAATACATAAGACTAGCTCAAGCAGCTACAGAAACTCCTACAAAAAGAGGAGACATATTAGATGTTGGCCCAGAGATAGCGGGTTTTATGGGATTACGTCCTATCAAAGTAGATCCTCTATCATCAATGGGATTCAAGATTGCAAACTATCAAAGAGGAATTAGAAATTCACGAAGAGAATTTACTGGTGGTTATTTTGGATTATTAAAAGGTGGACCTGTAGAAGTAAACGACATTATAAATAGATTTGCAAAATCTAACAATGCTAGATTTGGCGTTATGCAAGAAATGCAAAAAGATATTAACGCTGCAGAAACTTTAGGTGTAGGAACTAATCAGTTATATAACGAATTTACTGAAAGACAAATTTCAGACAGAAGTTTTTACGATTTAAGAACAGGTAGATTTGATCCATACTTTCCATCAGAAGATATTGAAGAAAGATTTAGTGAAATTGCTAGAAGTTTAGGTGGAGTTAATCCATATGTTATAGCAAGACCTATACTTAGAAGAATGCAATCGGATATGAGAAACGTATCTTTAGATTCACCATTATTATTTTCTACAGAGATACCACAATTTAGTGAGGGAGGAATTGTAGAAACATCTGCTCCTTTAAATTTAGAAGACTATTTAATACCAGACATACAAACTCCACCTATTCCAGGGAATGTTGCTTCTGCCACTCCTAATCCAGAAGTAATACAAACTGCACAACAACAGCCCACTATGACAGAACAAGGGTTGACACCAGCTGAAAAAGCGTATTTATCTCAAGAAGAACAACAGATTTTATTAAAACAAAGAGGACTAATAACATAATGCCAAACGGAGATAAACTCAGACCAAAGAGTACTAGAGAACACTTATTATCTATATACGGATATATTACAGGTATCAAAAAAGATATGAAACACATGCACGAAGGTATTCACGATTTGGGCGGTAAGATAGACA